TACGTTTGTAAATACGCAATTTGTAGCTCGTTATCCAGGCGATCTTGGCAACTCACTCCGTGTTTCAATGTGTGATTCTGTAAATCAGTATTCACGCTCAATTGATATGTTCAGCAATACCTCAGTTGGCGGTGTTGCAACAGACTACAAACTAGCACAGCTTTCTAATGCTGCTATTAGCATCAACGTCAACTCAAGTGTTGCTAACGTTGTACTTACGTGGGTTGAACCAGGTGTTGGTGGTGGTAATCTTACCTATGCCGAAGCCAAAACAGCTGCCAATACTATTCTTCAGTCACTCTCTGTTGGCGACTACATTGAACTTGGTAATAGTACAGTTGGTACACAGACACTTAAGATTAAATCACTTCCGCTAATAACATCTGAAGACACCTCAAGTCTTGCATTCTTTGATATTACGTTTGAAGATACTTGGAATCGTGCTTCTAACTTCTCAGCGAACACAATTACTCGTAAGTGGGAATTCTACAATACTGTTGCAACAGCACCAGGAACATCGCGTTATCTTTCAGATCGTGGTCTGACTACAGTCGATCAGGTAAGTGCTGTGGTTGTAGACGAAGATGGTATGTTCAGCGGAACTCCAGGAACAGTTCTTGAGGTTTACGAGAATCTATCACGTGCTACAGATGCAATCGGTGAAGATGGTACAACTGCATTCTACAAGACTGTTATCAATGATAACTCACGTTACGTATGGGCAACCAACGACCGTAGTGATGCTACAACTAACACTGCTGCATTACTTGCAAACTCAACAACTTCACTTCCATTTTCCGAATCATTCATCGGTGGACGTGATGGTATAACAGAAAGCACTGCTACGGTAGCTGCTCTTGCAAATGCGTATGACCTTTTTGCTGATGCATCATCGGTTGATGTATCACTGATTATGGCTGGTAAGGCAACAGGTCAATCAAACGGCGCACAACTTGCTAACTATCTGATCGACAACATCGCAGATGTTCGTAAAGATTGTGTAGTGTTTATTTCGCCTGATAAGAATGATGTTGTTGGAGCAAATACCGAAGGTTCACAAGCTTCAAACATCGTAACATTCCGTCAGAATGTACGTAACAGCTCGTATGCATTCATCGATTCCGGTTACAAGTACCAGTACGATAAGTACAACGATGTATATCGCTATGTTCCACTGAACGGTGATATTGCAGGTCTGACAGCTCGTTCAGATGATCTTCGTGATCCTTGGTTCTCGCCTGCTGGCTATAACCGTGGTCAAATCAAGAATCTTGTTAAGCTGGCATATAGCCCAAATAAGACAGATCGCGATCTTCTGTACAAGAATGACGTTAACCCAGTAATTACACAACCAGGCCAAGGAACAGTTCTGTTCGGTGATAAGACGGCACTCGGCCGTCCAAGCGCATTCGATCGTATCAACGTACGTCGTCTGTTCATCGTCCTAGAAAAGACCATTGCTACTGCTGCAAATCAGATGCTCTTCGAATTCAACGACGAGTTCACAAGAGCGCAGTTCCTTAACCTGATTGAACCATTCCTCCGTGATGTTCAAGGCCGTCGTGGTATCACTGACTTCCGTGTTGTTTGTGACGAAACAAATAATACTCCAGAAGTTATCGATACAAACCGCTTTGTTGGTGACATCTACATCAAGCCTGCTAAGAGCATCAACTTCATCCAGTTGAACTTCGTAGCTGTTCGCTCGGGTGTAGAGTTCAATGAAGTTGTTGGCCAGTTCTAATAAATAAAAGAAACTAGGAGGAAAAGCAAATGGCTTTTAATATTAATGAGATGAGAAGCCAACTGGTCTACGGTGGTGCTCGTCAGAATCTATTCCAGGTGCGTATCAACAACCCTGCGAATGCTTCTGGAGATCTCAAGACACCATTTATGGTTCAAGCTGCCCAGATTCCGGAATCACAACTCGGTGTGATTCCAGTGTTTTACTTCGGCCGTCAGATGAAGCTGGCCGGAGACAGAACATTCGGTGACTGGACAGTAACGATTATTAACGATGAAGATTTCTTGATCCGTAACGCAATGGAAGAGTGGTCAAACCGCATCAACCGTCTTGAGCGTAACGTTCGTGAAATCAATCGTTATAAGTCTAACGCTACTGTAATTCAATATTCTAAGGATGGTTCGCCAATCCGTGAATATAAGTTCGATGGAATCTTTCCAAGCGTTATCTCACCGATCGAAATGGATTGGGCAAATACCGACCAGATCGAATCATTCCAGGTTACGTTCTCATACGACTACTGGACAGTAAGTGGTGGAACTACAGATAGGGCCGGGGGCGCCTGATAAATAAGGGGTAACCATCCCCCTTATTTTTTTGTTATTTAAATTGGAGAACCCATGGCCGAATTATTTGGTTTTGAAATCAAGAAAAAAGTTGAACCGATCGACATTCCTTCGTTCACACCCAAAGCTACCGATGATGGTGCAATGGTTGTGGCCGAAGGCGGTGTCTATGGTACATTCGTTGATCTTGACGGTGCAGTTCGTACAGAAGCAGAGTTAGTCAATAAGTATCGTGAAGTTGCAATGCATCCAGAGGTCGAGATGGCCATCGATGATATTGTCAACGAAGCTATCGTAGCAGATCCTAAGAAATCGATCGTCAGTCTTAATCTAGATGACCTTGAGCAACCCGATAAAATTAAAAAGTTAATTCAAGAAGAGTTCGATAATGTTGTCGACCTTCTAGAGTTTAACCAATACGCGTACGAGATCTTTAAGAAGTGGTACGTTGACGGGCGTCTAATCTATCATGCTATGATCGATGAGACTAACCCTCGTGAGGGTATCAAAGAACTTCGTTACGTAGATCCGCGCAAGATCCGTAAAGTTCGTACCGTCAAGAAAAGAAAAGTTTCAACTACATCCAATGTAACCGTTCCACAAGCTAGTAGCGAATTTTACATTTATAACGAAAAAGGTTTTGCAAAGACCGCTGGCGTTCCTAATAACGTAGCTCCTTTCCAAGATACCGGTGCACAAGGCCTTAAGATTGCCATAGACTCTATTGTCAATGTGTCATCTGGTCTTGTAAACGTCAATGGTGACCTTGTTATTGGTTACCTGCAAAAAGCTATCAAACCGTTAAACATGTTGAAAGCGATGGAAGACTCATTGGTCATCTATCGTATCTCACGTGCACCTGAACGTCGTATCTTCTACATCGATGTCGGTAATCTTCCTAAGCCGAAGGCTGAACAATATCTTCGTGACGTAATGACACGATTCAAGAATAAGGTCGTATACGATTCGGCTACCGGTGAAATCCGTGATGATCGCAAACACATGACCATGCTAGAAGATTTCTGGCTGCCACGTCGTGAAGGTGGTAAGGGTACAGAAATCACTACCCTCCCGGGCGGGCAGAACCTTGGTCAAATGGATGACGTTACATACTTCCAGAATAAACTCTACAAGTCGTTAAATGTTCCTATCGGCCGTATGGATCCATCTGCTCAGTATAGCTTCGGCCGTGCTACAGAGATTACACGTGATGAGGTCAAGTTCGCCAAGTTTATTACTCGCCTAAGAATGCGTTTCTCTGATCTGTTTACCAGAATCCTTGAGAAGCAACTTATCCTTAAGGGTGTTATCACCTCAGAAGACTGGGCCGAGTTCAAAACAAACTTTAAGTTTGAGTATGCCGAAGACAATCACTTTGCAGAACTACGTAACACCGAGATCCTTCGTGATCGTGTATCGATGCTTCGTGATGTAGATGATTACGCCAGCAAATACTTCTCACACGAGTGGATTCGTCGCAACGTTCTTTATCAGACAGATGAAGATATGGAAGAGATTGATAAGCAAATTGCAGATGAAGTAAATAACCCACAATATAACCAACCAGAACTAGGACCTGATGGACAACCTGTTCCTGGTGCAGGCATGCAGCCAGATGACGCTGGAACTCCTCCTAGCGAACCTGCTGTAAACCCACCTAAGGATGCAGACTTCGGTCCTGCTGTTCCTGATGTGGTGAAGAAACCTGCTTGATTATAAATAAAAGAAAATTGGAGAAAAATTATGCCAAACATTGAAGATCTTATCGATTCCGGACTGGACCAACAACCAACCAAGTTTGCTTCGGTATTTAACGACATTATGGGCCAAAAAGCTCTCGAAGCTTTAGACTCTATGCGCACAGGTATAGCGCAGAGTATCTATGCTGGAGACGAAGAAGAGTTAGAACCAGAAGATCAAGACGACGATCTCGATGATGACATCGATGAGGACGAGTTTGATGATGTCGACGATCTAGACCTGGAAGACGAAGATTTACAATTTGATGACTCAGATTTAGAAGGACTGGACGACGATGGCGAAGACGCTTAAGGATTTTCTAGAAGGTTACTTGAAGGTAAAGTCTGCCGATGAACAAAAGTTTATCGACAAGCACGTTACTGCCAAGACTGCCGACCGCAACGGAAATGGTGACGATGTCTTTAATGGCAACACCAAGACCATCGACCGTCGTAAAAGTCGTAAGGGCTATAACCCTGGCGAAGACGAAAAAGTCTATGAAGCTCTTAAGGGCAATCAGCACAAGATCGATGCCAACAAGAATGGCAAGGTTGATGCTCATGACTTTAAACTTCTTCGTGGTAAGAAGAAAGTTGCTGAGGAAGCTGAAGAACTCGATGAAGTCTCGGCCGCGGCTAAGGATTCATATGCTCAGAAGGCTGGTAAGCAACTTCCAGATCTCTTTAAAAAGAGCGGTAAAAGTGCTGACGACGCTCGCAAGTACTATAATCGTAAGAATACGGTTCGCAAGATTGCCAACGAAGAAGTTGAAGAGCTTGATGAACTTTCGACTGAAAAATTAGTTGACTATCGTAAAAAAGCCAAGGCAGGTGATATTCCGGTTCGTCGTGGTGTAGGTATCGATACAGCAGATGAAAAGATCAAAAAGAAAACTGGCGTCTATAATCCTGGCCTTATTCAGCGTGCCAAAGCAAAACTTCGTAATGAAGAAGTTGAGCTTGACGAGAAGCTGACTGCTAAGACTCCAATGGGGAAATATATCAAGGACTTCACGAAGTCTGATGCTCCTCAGTTCAAGGGCAAGTCACCTGCAAAGCGCCGTGTAATGGCGATCGCTGCTAAGTTGACTGCTGAACGCGGTGGTAAGCCACTCAACAAAGAAGAGCGCCTTCAAGATCGTCTAAGCGATATCTCAGAATCACATCAGAGAGTTATGTTAAACGTATTTGAGAAGCTTAACGAAGACAACAAGACAAAGTTCATGACAGCATGTGCAACACCTGAAGGTGTAGAACAAATGCTAGACTTTGCTATCACGTATAGAGGTGAATAATGGCTGTATCAATTTCTAGTAGAAAAAATACATCGTTTGTTGTTCACGTATCCGCTGCAAACTCTGGCAATATTATATTGTCTGGTAATAGCACGACAACAAACGTTAATGGCACATCAACATGTGTAGCTATTGGTGACGAGATCCTTTCGGGCGCTTATATTACTCAAGCTTTTTGGGGTTGTGATGGAACTGGTCACATTCAAGTTTTCCGTGGAGCAACACTAGTTGCGACATATGATTCAACCGGTCAAAAAGAATATGCTGGCTGCGGTATGCCTCTGAACATTAACCCTACTGCAAACCTTGTAGTTAACTTTGTCGGTTCATCTAATGCATATTGCATGCTTGAGCTTCAGAAGCAGGGCACATTCATTTCAGAATATAACAATAGGTAAGAGACATGAAACTAATTACTGAACTTACTGAAGATGTAACCGTTGTTACCGAAGCCCGTGAAGACGGGAAGAAGAACATGTTCATCGAAGGCATCTTCCTGCAAGGTGGCATCAAGAACCGTAATGGTCGTATGTACCCAGTAGAAACTCTTGCCAAAGAAGTAGAACGCTATAACGAGTCATACGTCAAGTCTGGTCGCGCTCTTGGTGAACTAGGTCACCCTGATGGCCCGCAGATCAATCTTGATCGTGTATCTCACGTAATCACAAGTCTACGTCAAGAAGGTCTTAACTGGATCGGTAAAGCTAGACTAACAGACACCCCGATGGGCAATACAGCTCGTGGTCTTATTGAGTCTGGTGTTAAGCTTGGTGTATCTTCTCGTGGTATGGGATCTCTGCGTCTCAACAAAGAAGGTATTAACGAGGTTCAAGACGATTTCCATCTAGCAACCGCTGCAGATATCGTTGCCGATCCTTCAGCCCCTGATGCATTCGTTAATGGCATCATGGAAGGTGTTGAATGGATCTGGGAAAATAGCATGTTGGTAGCTCATAAATCTAAGATGCAGGTTGAATCTGCTGTAAGATCACGTGAGCTGGAAGAACGTAAATTACAGATCTTTGAGAACTTTCTCAACGAAATTTCCAAATCTTAATCTAATATAAATAAATAAAATTCACAAGGAGTGTACAATGTCAGATATGGATACAAACGAAATCGTTGAGAACGATATCGAAGAATCAGCTGGTTCGGATACGTTAAAGCCGGGCGCGGGCGCTAGCACAGTTGAAAAGCTTGCTACTTTCACATCACTTCTAGCACAACTTAAGGGTGAAGATCTTTCTCACTTCCTTAACGATGCGCTAGCTCAGATCGGCAAGGAAGCCGCTCTAACACCATCAGCAACCGCTCCTGGTAAAACAGGTATGGGCCAAATGCCACGTGCAACTCTTGGTGCTGTTAAGGAAGATATCGCTGCTATGTTCAGCGGTGAAGATCTTACTGAAGAATTTAAAGAAGGTGCATCGACACTTTTCGAAGCTGCACTTACAGCTCGTATGAATCTTGAAACTGTTCGTCTTGAAGAAGAATTTGCTGAAGCACTTTCTGAGCAAGTAGAAGAAGTTAAAGAAGAAATGACAACCAAGATCGATCAGTATCTTGACTATGTTGTTGAACAGTGGATTGAAGACAACAAACTCGCTATCGAGTCTTCACTTCGCTCTGAAATTGCTGAGAACTTCATGGAAGGTCTTCGTAACCTGTTTGCAGAATCATACATCAACGTTCCTGATGAAAAGATCGACGTTCTTGGTGAACTGCATGCACAAATTCAAGAACTTGAAGCAAAGCTTGACGAGTCGATCAACACTACACTTGAACTTCAAGCTGTTATCGATGAAGCCACACAAGAAGCTACATTCGATGAAGTTAGCGAAGGTCTTGCAGCCACTCAGGTTGAAAAGCTTCGTACACTTGCCGAAGGTATTGATTTCAACGATGCTGAAACCTATGCCAAGAAGCTTAACATCATCAAGGACAAGTACTTTGCCGAAGGCAAGAAGGTTGTCTCAACCGGTGTTATTGCTGAAGAAGCTGAAGAACTGACCGAACAGGCTGCTCCGGTTCCTGCTCATATGGCTCACTATGCAGCTGCAATTTCAAGAACTAATAAATAATATACCAAAACCAAGATACCAAAAAGGTAAAGGGAGAATACAATGTTAGCTGAGGAAGTCCAAAATAAGTGGAAGCCCGTTCTTGAGCATGCCGATCTACCAACGATCGAGTCTGCCCACAAGCGCGCAGTCACTGCACAAATTCTAGAAAACACCGAAAATGCTCTTCGCGAAGATGCACAAAACGGTCAATCACAGCAACTACTTGGTGAGTCGCCAGTAAACGTTGCTGGTAACGTTTCAAACTTTGACCCAGTGCTTATCTCACTGGTTCGTCGTTCGATGCCAAACCTAATCGCATACGATGTCTGCGGCGTTCAGCCAATGACAGGTCCAACCGGCCTTATCTTCGCAATGCGTGCAAAGTATGCTAACTCAGAATCACTGGGCGCAGAAGCATTCTATAACGAAGCAAACACAGGTCACTCGTCACGCCTTGGCGCTGGCGTTAATGCTGCTAACACAGGTGCTGGTTCAGCAACTGCTGTTGGTGCCAACACTGTTGGTACGGCTCCTGGTTCTTCGAACAACGCCGGCAACTCAACGTATAACTATACGATGGGTCTTCTGCTTGGAACAGGCGAACTGCTTGGTTCAAACAGCACTTACATCTTCCCAGAAATGGGCTTCAGCATCGAAAAGGTTACTGTATCTGCAAAGACACGTGCCCTTAAGGCTGAATACTCGCTTGAACTTGCACAGGATCTGAAGGCAATTCACGGTCTTGACGCTGAAACAGAACTCAGCAATATCCTTTCGGGTGAAATCCTTGCTGAAATCAACCGTGAAGTTGTTCGCTCGATCATCATCACTGCTGAAAAGGGTGCAACTGAGGGTACTACAACTGCTGGTATCTTCGATCTTGACACTGACTCAAACGGTCGTTGGTCGGTTGAAAAGTTCAAGGGTCTTCTGTTCCAAATCGAACGTGAATGTAACCAGATTGCTAAGCAAACACGTCGTGGTAAGGGTAACATTATCATCTGTTCGTCAGACGTTGCGTCTGCTCTTCAGATGGCTGGTGTTCTTGACTACGCCCCTGCTCTTAACAGCAACAACCTGAACGTTGACGACACAGGCAACACCTTCGCTGGTGTTCTTAACGGTCGTATCAAGGTTTATATCGATCCATATGCAGGCACCAACTTCCTAGTTGTTGGCTACAAGGGTTCGAATGCCTTTGACGCTGGTCTGTTCTACTGCCCATACGTTCCACTACAAATGGTACGTGCAGTTGATCCAAACAGCTTCCAACCAAAGATTGGCTTTAAGACACGTTACGGCATGGCGCCGAATCCATTCGCTAAGGGTACAACTGCAGCCGATTCGACTGCAACTCTTGAGCAAGATTCGAACAAGTACTACCGTCGCGTTCTTGTTAACAACCTTATGTAATCATAAGAGTTGGGTAACCAACCACAAACTGGGAGGGGGATCGAAAGGTCCTCCTCCTTTTTTTATGTACAATATAAATAGAACAGTGTATAATGATAATATCAGCTTAAAGGTAATATACAGTGGCTAAGACAACCAATCCTAACTTCCTTTCACCACTTAGTTTTAAGTTCGTCTTGTCTCGTACACCGAACCTTAACTTTAATGTACAGACAGTTCGTCTTCCTGGCATGTCACTGACATCAACAGACACTGCCACACCTTTTGTGATTATTCCAAACTCGGGAAAGATTGTGTATTCACCGTTGACGATTACATTTCGTGTCAATGAGGATATGTCAGATTACCTAGAGATTAATAACTGGATGGAAGGTCTTGGTTCACCGACCAACTTTACACAATATGCTAATTTAAAAAACAGTAATGATGGTCTCTATTCAGATGCTACACTAGTGATTAATAATAGCAGAAAGCTTGGCAATATGTCAGCAACGTTCTATGATTTGTTCCCTATCGATATCTCAGACCTTCAGTTTACTACAATGGATACCGATGTTAATTATGTTGAGTGCACGGTAGATTTTCGCTATTTACGACGCGAAATAGGTGTACTTAATTCGTAAACCGTGATATAAAGGTTATTATGAAGATAGATGATATATTTGCACTGTGGGAACAAGATTCCCACCTAGACCGTTCAGAACTTGGCAACGAGGCACTGAATATCCCCAAACTCCACCACAAATACTTTAAGATCTTTACGAATGAACGTCTGGTTCTCCGTAAGTATGAAGCTGAATTCAAGCAATTGAAGCTTGCCAAGAACGAGTTCTTTACTATGGGACCGACGGAGGATACACATGCCAAGGGTTGGAGACTTCCACCTCAGGGCAAAATCATCCGTTCAGACGTGAATAACTATATAGAGGCGGATCAAGAGGTGATCGATATGTCATTGCGTATCGGTATCCAACAAGAAAAGATTGAGCTTCTAGAATCAATCATCAAATCCCTGACGGGCCGTGGCTTTAATATCAAGGCTGCCATCGAATGGGAGAAATTCAAAGTTGGTATTTAATGAGTGATGTCCATCTAAAATACATCAATAGCGTACACATCAAGGTATGTGCAGATCCGTCGACCATCATGGAGTTGTCGGATCAATTAACATTCTATGCCGACAATTATAAGTGGCATCCTAAGTACAAAGCAAGGATGTGGGATGGAAAGATTCGTCTTCTGAACAACCTGTCTGCCACTGTTTATGGTGGACTGGCACAGAGAATCAAGAAGTTTTGTGATGCCCGTGGATACACACTTACTTTTGATAATGAACTGGTCTATGATAGTGTATCTGAGTATGAACTAACCGAGTTCATCAAGACTCTGAACATCCCAGAGAAATACCAGATTCGTGATTATCAGTTTAAGGCGATTCTCAAATGCATCCGTTCAGGACGTAGAACACTTGTAAGTCCTACATCCTCGGGCAAGTCTCTCATGATCTATATCATCATGAGATGGTATCAACAACACAAAGGCCTGATTATCGTTCCTACGATTGGTCTAGTCGGACAGATGGAAAGTGACTTTAGAGATTATGGATACTTGGGTGATATACACGTCAGCACTGGTGGCCTTAGTAAGTCTAATGATATCCCTGCTGAACTTGTTATTACTACTTGGCAATCGCTCAACAATGGCAAAAACAAGATGCCAAAGCAATGGTACACCCAATTCGGGTGCGTGTTTGGAGATGAAGCTCACGGATGCAAGGCAACGAGCCTCGTACAGATCTTATCTAGCCTCGAAACCTGTAAATACCGTTTCGGATGTACAGGAACGCTGGACGGCCATGCACTCAACGAAGCAACCATCGAAGGACTCTTCGGTCCACAACACAGATCAACAACAACCGTCCAATTAATGGAGGATGGCCATGTAGCCAAACTTAAGATTAAGTGCATAGTACTTAAATACCCAGATGAAACCAAAAAACAATTTCACGTAACGGTTAACAAAAAGAAAAAAACCTATCAGGAAGAGATTGATTATTTGGTAAATAATGAGAAGCGTAATAAGTTCATTAAAAATTTGACGCTTTCTCTTTCAGGAAACAAACTAGTATTTTTTAGGATAGTCGATCATGGTAAAATTCTTAACACCCTTATTAGCGCTGAGTCTAGTCACAATGTCTTCTACATCGATGGCAAAGTCACCGGAACGGAACGTGAAGAAATCCGAAAAGCCATTGAAGTTGAAAGTAACGCCACACTTATTGCGTCTCTTGGAACGACCTCAACCGGTGTCTCGATAAACAAATTACACCATATGATTGCAGCATCTCCTTCTAAGTCTAAGATTAAGGTGCTGCAATCTATTGGTCGTATGTTGCGTATGCACGAAGAAAAAGAAGAGGCAGTTCTCTACGATATTGTAGATGATTTGTCGTATAAGTCACAGGCCAATTTTACTCTGAACCACTTCCTGGAACGTTGTAAGATCTATGACGCCGAGAAGTTTGAATATGAAATTTACAACGTGAGGTTATAATGGTTTACATCTATACGCTGAGTAATGGTGAACAGATCATCGGCCGTTACGTAAACAATGATGAACGCGGCGTTAGTACTATCGGAGATCCATATTACATTATGGAATCGGAAGATCAATACGGTAATAGTGGCATGAAGCTAATAAATGTGTGTACATTTTCTAAAGAACAGTGTATCATAGTAAATGATACGCACATTGTGTTCTCTACTAGTGCTAATGATAAAATGACTGAG